AAGCTATATCTGAAACTTTACAAATGGCACCTGAAGAACTGAATGATTTGTTTGATGCTTCACTAGGCGATCCAAATGCAAATCAACGTATGTTGCAAAAGTTTGGTGGTGAAGAAGCTATGGCTATGGAAGAACCAATGCAAGCACAACCACAACCACAGATGCCAATGCAAGTGGAACAACCTCCAGTACCAATGGAGCAAGGCAGAGGATTAGCCTCACCACAATAATCCTCATTTTGTTGGCCTTACCTAACCCCCCGAATTTGGCTACGGTTGGCCCCAACACAGGAGTAAGAATATGTCAGATGAAATTGGTGTAGTAGAACCAGTAAAAAAAGTTGCAGGTTTTGCAGGCGATAAATACAATACAAGAAAAACAATTGAAGATGAAGAAAAAGAGCTAGAAGAATTAAAACAGGAACAAAGTGTAGAAGAAAAGAAAGCACAGAAAGAGGCTGAAGATAACATAGAGCCTGATAACCCAGAAGAAAAAACCTTTAAGAAACGATATGGGGATTTACGTAGGCATTCACAAAAACAAAAGCAAGAATATGACGAAAAACTTTCTACTTTAGAGTCACAACTTTCTGAAGTTACTAAAGCACAGATACAGTTGCCTAAAACAGAAGAAGAGATTGATGTTTGGTCAAAAGAATATCCTGACGTAGCTGCAATAATTGAAACAATTGCAATAAAAAAAGCAAAGGAACAATCTGAAGATTTAGAAACTAAGATGGAAGAAATAAACAAGCTTCAAGCTTCAGCTAAAAAAGAAAAAGCAGAAGCAGAACTTTTTGCGATACATCCTGATTTTGAAGACATTCGTTCTACTGATGATTTCCATCAATGGGCAGAAGAACAACCAAAATGGGTACAAGAAGCTCTTTATGAAAATGAAACAGATGCACGTTCTGCAGCTAGGGCAATTGACTTATATAAAGTAGATAAAGATATATCTGTATCTAAGCCTAGCAAAGCCTCTAAAAATAAATCTGCTGCTGAACAAGTAGATACAAGAAACAAAAGAAGTGCTCCTGACAATAACCGAAATAATTTACAATGGAAAGAGTCTACTGTAGATAAAATGAGTGCTGATGAATACGAACAAAATTCAGATAAGATCATGGAATCAATCCGAGCAGGAAAGTTTGTCTATGATATATCTGGAGAAGCTAGATAAAATACATTTTTAGCTTGACAAAATATAATATTTAACTATAAAGGTATTATTAAAAGAACTAGGCCCATATTTAATATGCTACCTCTAGTTTTTTAGACTACGCTTTTCGGTATACCCAGTAAACAAGGCCGATAAATTTTTGATCATTATTTATCTTACCCTCTATGTAGCTGGCCCCTAGAAAAGTTAAACCTTGTGGTGTGATATTTATGTCACACTTGTGAGCCTTGCTGCTCACTCGTAATGAGAAAAGGAGAAAGATTATGGCTTTTCAACGTGCGGCAGGGTATAACAATTTGCCGAATGGCAATTTTAGCCCTGTTATTTACTCTAAACAGGTACAGGTAGCTTTTCGTAAAAGTTCTGTAGCTGAAGGTATTACCAATAACGACTATTTTGGTGATATCGCAAGCTTTGGTGATACAGTTCGTATTATCAAAGAGCCTGAGATCACGGTCAGATCGTATGCCCGTGGTACTCAAATCTCTCCTCAAGACCTTGATGATGAAGATTTTAGTTTGGTCGTAGATCAGGCTAATTACTTTGCCTTTAAGGTTGACGACATTGAAGAGGCACATTCTCATGTGAATTTTCAGTCAGTAGCATCTGATCGTGCGGGTTATCGCCTAAAAGATCAGTATGATGCAGAAGTATTGGGCTACCTTTCAGGTTATGCACAAGCTTCTGTAAGTGCAGTTGCCAGTTCCGCTAATACTACGGTTTCTGGAACCAAGGCTGTATCTACTGCTGGTTCAGATGAATTGCTTACTTCAATGAAGGTGAGGAAAGATTCTTTTGGCAATATTACCACTACGTCGGCGGGGGATCATTCAATTCCTCTTGCGCCACGGTTGCCGGGAGCTAGTGCGCTTCCGACTGCTACGGCTTCGCCTAATATGGTTATTGCTAGGATGGGTCGGCTTTTAGACACTCAGTTTGTTGACAAAGATGGTCGTTGGCTAGTTGTGTCTCCACATTTCATGGAAGTTTTGATGGATGAAGATTCGCGTCTTTTGAATCAAGATTTTGGTGAGGCTGGAGCATTACGCAACGGTCTTGTTCTCAACAATCTTTACGGCTTCAAAGTTTATGTCTCTAACAATCTTCCAGCAGTAGGTACTGGTCCCGGCACAAGTGGCTCGGCAAACCAGAAATCTAACTATGGTGTGATTGTTGCTGGGCATTCAGCTTCCGTAGCCACCGCTAGCCAGATTACGAAAACGGAATCGTATCGTGATCCTGATAGCTTTGCCGATATCGTGCGTGGTATGCACCTTTATGGACGTAAGATTTTGCGTCCAGAAGCAATTGCCACTGCGATTTATAATATAGCATAGAGGAGTATGTACAATGGCAACTTTTGATATGACAGCCAAATCTACTACTGGCGTAAGTGCATCTTCTATTGCTTCTCTTCAAGTTACTCGTCCCGGAAGTACTATGAGAATGGTAGATGCTATTCTTGATATGGACGCGCTAACTGCAGACAGTTATAGCTGTACGGATGGTGATATTTTCCAGCTTCTAGAAATCCCTGCAAATACTTTTGTTTTGTTTGCTGGGGCAGAAGTTCTTAAAGCCTTTGACGGTACTTCCCCAACAGTGGATATTGATTTTGCTGCTGGTGATGATATTATCGATGGTGGAGATGTTTCCTCTACGGGTATTCTTGCTGAAGGAACAAACGGTCAGGCCAATGACGTTATTACTGGTGCTGATTCTTTGTTTGAAGGTTGGGTTACGACAACGGATACGATTGACGTTAAGTTGATCGCTGGTTCCGCTGACGTTACTTCTGGCAGACTGCGAGTTTATGCGTGTCTCGTTGACGTAAATGGCTATGCAGAAGCCGCTGATGAAGTTGATAGAGATCAGCTTGCTTAGTTAACTTTGGTGGGGAGGGGGGAAGAACTTTCCTCTCCCCATCATAACTATATATAGGATAGCAAATGGCAAATACCTTTTTAACCTACACTAATGATGTTCTTGCAAAAATGAATGAAGTGCAATTAACATCTTCTGATTTCAGTAGTTCTCGTGGCATTCAAACACAAGCTAAGAATGCTGTAAATCAAGCCATTAGATATATTAATCAACGAGAATTTACTTGGCCTTTTAACACATCAGAGGCTTCAAAAACATTAACTGCGGGTATAACAAGATATGCTTTACCCTCCAGTACAAAATGGGTTGATTATGCTACATTTAGAGTACAAAAGAGTTCTACATTAGGAAATGCTACGCAACATTTATCTACATTAGATTACCATGAATATTTAGATATGCATATTAGTCAAGAAGATGAAGTAGTTAATACTGCACTAAACGGTTCTCATACAGATTCAGATACAACTATAACCGTAGACTCAACTACAGGATTTGATTCTACTGGTACAATTGTTATTAACGAAGAAGAAATTACATATACAGGAGTTAGTTCAACTACCTTTACAGGAGCTACAAGAGCAGCAGGAGGAACTACTGCGGCTGCTCATTCTGATGATGATACTGTAACACAATTTGATGGTGGTAGTATTCCTAGCCATGTGTTTCGTACTCCTGATAATGCTTATGGGTTATTTCCCTATCCAAATAAGGCATATACTTTAGCTTTTGATTATTATACGTTTCCAAGTACAGATTTATCTGCTCATAGTGACACAACTACTATTCCCGATAGATTTAAACATGTAATTGTAGATGGGGCTGTATCTTACGTATATTTATATCGAAGTGAAGTACCTTTATACGAAAGAAGTTTTGCAATGTTTAATGAAGGTATAAAACATATGCAAACACTTTTAATAAACAGATTTGATTATATGCGTTCAACATATATTCCTCGTTCAAGTAGTTCTGCATATACCACGTCTTCATCTTTTTAATCATTATGTGTAATAATGAAAATTGCACATGTGAAAATTGTCAATATTCTCTTGGAAATCCTTGTGGATGTAGTGAAGGTAAAAATGAATGTCACTAAGATTAAAAAATGCAGCAGCAGCATTAGATAGCACTAATCTTACTTCAGTATATACTTGTCCTACAAACTTTACCGCAAGAATAAAAGAAGTATGGGTAACAAATATAGATGGATCAAGTGCAGCTAACATAACTTTAAAGTGGACAGATACTTCTGCAAGTGCTACGTATGATTTACTTAGTACTTTTAGTGTAGCTGCAGATAATTACAAACAATTTGCTGATACTAATATTGTACTAGAAGCAGGAGATATATTTAAAGCACAAGCTTCTGCTGCAGACGATCTTACAGTATCATTGTTTATTGAAGAAGAACTAAATGTTACGGGATAATCATTAATGCCAGATACTTCCTCTATATCTCCAGTTACAGTTTCTTTAGGTGGTGGTCTTATTTTAGATAAGGACGATTTCTCTATTCCACCGGGAGCAGCGGTAGCTTTACAAAACTTTGAGCCAAGCATAAAGGGAGGCTATCGAAGACTTACAGGAAGTAGTAAGTTTGATGATGATCAGGTAAATAGTACAAATACAATTTTAGGAGTTAAGGTATTTAATAGTGGTGTATTAGCTGCTTCAGGTAATCTATTAAAATTCAGTACAGGAAGTGGTTGGTCTGCAAGTATTGCTACAAGAACATCTGCTGGTCGTTATAAATTTGACAATTTTAATTTTACTAATGCTGAAAAAGTAGTAATGGTAGATGATGTAAATCAAGCTGCTACATATGATGGTTCTACTTATACCCTATTGAGTAGTACTGGTGCTCCTGCTGATCCAGCTTCTGTAGCTGTATTTAGGGATCACATATTTTTTGGAGGAATGTCTACTAACCCACAAGAAATTGTATTTACTGCACCCTTTCTTGAAAATGATTTTACGGCGGCAAATGGAGCAGGGTCTATAAAAGTTGATACAAGCATTGTGGAATTAAAAGTCTTCCGCGATGCTTTATTTATTTTTGGTAAAGATAAAATATATAGACTTACTGGTACAAGTATAGCAGATTGGCAAGTAGTTCCTGTAACAAGAACATTGGGTTGTGCCGATGGATTTTCTGTACAAGAAATAGGTGGTGATCTTTTATTTTTATCTCCAGATGGCCTAAGAACAATTGCTGCTACTACTAGAATTGGTGATATAGAATTGGGTACTGTATCTAAACCAATTCAACCCCGTATTGAAGATATTGGTTTTGATAATGTTACTTCTGTTATTGTAAGAGGAAAAAGTCAGTATAGATTGTTTTATCCCAAAACAGGTGGCAGTACAGAAAATAGTAATGGTATTCTGGCTACGTTAAAAAGAACGCCAGAAGGAAATATTGGATTTGAATACGCAGACTTAGTAGGTATAAAGCCTTCATCTATGGATTCTGGTTTTATTAGTAATACCGAATACACAATTGAGGGCGGGTATGATGGGTATGTACGTAGACAAGAAAATGGGGATACCTTTGATGGATCAAACGTAATATCTGTATATCGTTCTCCTGATTTATCTCTTGGAGATACGGGCCTAAGAAAACTTATGCAACGAATTATTTTAAATTACGAAGTAGAGGGAACAATAGCTGCAGAACTTAGAGTTAGATATGATTCCGATTCTAAAGATACACCACAACCCGCAAAATTTGATATTACCTCTCCCGGTGGAATAGCAATTTTTGGTAGTTCTTCTGCTACATATAATAATGCTGTATATGGATCAAGTGGTGCTCCTATATTTAGAAGGGCTATTGAAGGATCAGGATTTTTAATTGCTGTTAAACTTAATCACAATAGTTCCAATAATCCTTTTACTATAAATTCATATCAATTAGAATTTACAAATGGAGGACGTAGATAATGGGTTCAACATATACAAGACAAAGTAGTGCTGAAATTGTAGATGGCGAGGTTATTCAAGCATCAGATTTTAATGATGAGTTTGAACAACTTGTATCTGCTTTTGCTGTATCTACAGGACATACCCACGACGGTACAACCGCTGAAGGTGGTCCTGTAACCAAGCTTTTAGGTACAGCCATTACGATTGGGGATGGTACTGCTGGCACAGATATTGCAGTTACTTTCGATGGTGAAACAAGCGATGGTGTTCTGACTTGGATGGAAGATGAAGATCATTTTAAGTTCTCTGATGATGTTGTAATAGATAGTAGTAAAAGAATATACTTA